TCGCAGTCTCGGCCAATCACGGCTCCGGTTGCAGGCATCTGCGTCCAGCACGAGGTTGGGCATTACCTTGGAATCAAGGCGAATCCCGCGAGTGATAAATGGGGCCACTGTCCCGATAATAAATGCGTGATGAATATCAACGGGACCGGGCCTGTGTGGTGTGCTAAATGCCGTGGTCAGTTGGTATCGAAATACGGAGCCGCCTGATATGAGTCTGCTTTTGATGATGGGCGGTTCTGATACTCCCAACACCCGCTCCCTATTCGCCAACAACGAAGCCGGTCTGGCTCTCGACGTTGGCGACCGGTATGGAGCGTCTGAGAGCAAGCGGACTTGGCGGCGGAATTTGCTGACGTATAGCGAGGGGACAGTTGCTCAGTTGGGTGTATCGAGCAACGTCACGGACGCAGCGTCAACGATTTCAGGGTTTGCAAATTCGATTGCATTCGCGGACAACGCCAGCCAGCGGTTTGCTTATAAGGTCCTCGGGTTGACTGTCGGACAAACGCATACGTTTTCCGTTTATATGCAGATGGATGACGCTTCTATTCCTGTTCCGGGAGCAACAACAGGTACTGGAGATTTTTCTTTAATCGTAAATTCCTCTATTCAATCAAGCGTAAGCGTTCAGCTAATCTCAGGCTCTCTTTATCGGGTGTCGGCAAGTGTTGCTGGAACAACTACGGCCGGAACAAACTTTGGTATCATAAAATACACCGGCCAAAGCAATAAAACTTTTCGTGTAACTGGTTATCAACTCGAACAGTCCTCCACCCCCACCGAATACCAGCCCATCACCGATTTCAACACCGAGTTCAAAGCGGCCTACCCAACGCACAGCCTGTACCAAGACTCTAACGGCGTGACCCCGGCAGTATCACCGGGCGACCCTGTCGGCCTGATTCTCGACACGGCACGGGGCGGGCTGGATAACTTGGGTCCAGAGTTGGTGACTACTTCTGTCCCGGCGACCGTGTTAAACGGAACGCCTTTTCTTTCAGGTGCAAGCGTAGTTGCTGGAAAAGCATACAAGGTAACGTACTCAGTAACTGAGAACGCTGGCTCTGTTTCAGCATCGTTTCGCGTTGGGCTTAGTGCAAGTTTTGTTTCTGGTCATACAATCGCGGCTGGATACACCGGAACTCGCACTGTTTATTTGATAGCAACCGCACCCGGGGCGTTAAATCTCTACTCTGATGCGGCAGGTACAGATTTAGATTTATCATCCATCTCCGTCCGCGAAATCCCCGGCAACCACGCCTACCAGACAACGAGCGGCAGCAGGCCAGCCTTGGCACGGACTCCCGATGGGGGACGGCGGAATCTGCTGGCGTATAGCGAAGCGACAACTGGAGCGACTTCTGGCTCGCCGGGTACTGCTCCGAGCGGGTGGTCTGCTACTTCGCCTGTCGGAACAGTTGCGACTTCAGTTTCAAGCAACGGGTTACGGGTAACAATTTCAACTGGTGGATATTCTCTTTTTCAAACGATTAGTGTTGCAGCAAATACCACATATTGTTTTTCTTGTATTTGCGATGTTGACACGGCGACAGCAATACATCAAATGTTTGAGTTTATTGCTTTTCCTGCTGGAGCAACTGTCACTAAATTTCAGGATGGAGTTGCTTTATCAGCGTTTCAAGCGGTTTCGGTAAGGAACAACACAAAACTTGAGCTGGTATTAGCTGTTGGGGCAACTGCCGGGACGGTGCAATGCCGTTTCGGTGGAGGTATTAACGTCCAGAATGACAATATGGATGTTACGTTTAGGCAATTTCAGTTTGAGGTTGGCTCGACGCGAACCGCCTACCAAAAAGTGGGCCTGACCTCGGACGTAACCGAATCCGGCAAGCGAGATTGCTGGGGGCTGCTTTTTGACGGCTCGGACGACAGTTTGCAGACGGCCAGCGTGGATTTTTCGGCCACCGATAAAATGACCGTGATGGCGGGGGTGCGGAAAAATAGTGATGCCAGTCGCGGGATTGTGGCTGAATTAGGAACAGGCAACGGCAGGTTTGTTCTTGAGGCTCCCGATTTTTCAGTAACAAGCGTCTATCGGTTTAGCTCAGTCGGGACAGCGGCTGGTAATGCTGTTGCTTCTGGTTTTGCTGCCCCCATCACAACAGTTATCACAGGGCAGGGTGATATCGGCGGTGATGTGACGCAAATAAGAGCAAACGGGGCTATTGCTCAAACGGATTCCACTGACCAAGGAACCGGCAACTACGCTAACGCTGCAATTTCTATCGGCCAACGAATCGGAAACTCGTTCCGCTTTAACGGCCTCATCTACACGCTCATTGTACGTGGAGCGACAACGCCGACCGGGACGATTGCAGACTTCGAGAAAAACTTGTTGCGACTTCGTGCTGGACTGGGGCCGTTCTAATGAGCCAAACACTCTGGACCTACAGCATCGTGATGATTGCACCAGCCGCAACCAAGGACGGGGCCAACGCGATTGCGGAAGCTCTCGGACATGGGCCGAACAACTTCTCCGCGACGTTATCGGCTGACGGGCAAACCATCACCCACTACGGTTGCCGAACACAAGCACAGCAGAGCTTCGTGGACTTGCTGGCCGGAATGGGACAAGGTGAGTTTCCGCCAATTGAGGGAGCAAACCCGCGAGTTATTGAAGCGATTCTTGCCAGCCTCATCATCGACATCCAAGACGGGGCAGACGGTGCGACGCATTTTAACGCAGTGCTGGAAGCGAACGGGCTGACGAGGTTTGAAGTGGTGGAGGAGGTCGTTTGACCTTTGGCGAAACAGGCACAGACCAAGGCGAAGGTCAGTGATTAAAACAGCGATGAAATACAGCGGCGAGCAGCAGTCAAAACAGGCACGCTACGCCGAGCGAAAACAGCTTGAGCGGAACAGCATAGTTATTCCGCCACCGGTCGACCTGCAGAGACGGCGAGCTTTGCTGGCCGACCCGGTGGCGTTCTTAAAATACTACTTTCCCGACCGGTTTTGGTCGCCGTTTGCCGAGTACCAAAAGGAGATGATTCAGCTGATCGTTGACGTTGCGGAGTTCGGCGGCGACCAAGCAATCGCGGCACCTCGCGGCGACGGCAAGACGGAAATCACCAAGGCAATGATCGTCTATCTGATTTGCCGTGGGCTGGTGCGGTTCCCGCTGGTCATCGCTGCCAGCGGCACGTTCGCCAGCCGCATCTTTGACGACATCAGGCGGCACTTCGACAGCAATGAAAAGCTGATCGAAGACTTCCCCGAGCTGTGCGTGCCATGTGCGGCACTGGAGGGAACGCCGCAGCGTGCGGCCAAGCAGTCGCACAACGGCAAGCCAACCGAGATTCAGTGGTCCAGCAATCAGGTCGTCTTCCCCAAGATTGACGGACTGCCGCCGACCATTAAGGGCGAGCCGTGGCACGAGGGCGGCGTGAGCATTTATTCGTCCGTCTGCATGGCGTGGGCCGGAATGGACTCCGCCATCCGCGGCATCAACATCCGTGGAAACCGTCCCGACTTCGTGCTGGTCGATGACCCTGAGACACGGGAGAGTGCATTCCACGAGAACCAAGTCGAGACGCGGGACGTGATCCTGAACCGTGACGTGGCGGGGCTGGCCGACGGGCGAAAGCGTCTGAGCCGGGTCGTGCTGTGTACCATTCAAAACAACCGCTGCCTCGCCGAGAAACTGACCAACCAGGCGAAAGCACCAAGCTGGAACGGTCGCCGGTACAGCGGCGTGCGTCAGTGGCCGGAGCGGGCCGACCTGTGGCAGCAGTACATTGACCAGCGCCAAGACGACCAGCGAAACGGCGACGGGTGCGGACTGAATGCGACGGCGTTTTATCTGGCCAACCGCGAAGACATGGAACGCGGCAGCGAGGTGCTAAACCCAGAACGCTACAGCCGGGCGATGACCCGCGAAGGAAATCAGATTGAACACACGGCCTTGCAGTCGATCTACAACCTGATCAGCGACAACGGGCTGAACTACGTGCTGACCGAAATTCAGAACGCACCGCCGGAAGAGGAGCAGGCCGAGACGCTGGGACTGACCGCTCACAAGGTCGCCAGCCGTGTAAGCGGGCTTGAGCAGCACGAGCTGCCAAAGGTGGAGGACGTGAAGATCACCGTCGGGCTGGACCTTGGCAAATACTACAGCCACTGGACCAAGATCGCATGGTTCGGCAATGCAACGGGCGTGGTCATCGACTACGGCGTGATGGAAACGCCAGGCATGCAGGCGGCGACCGATGCACAGGCGGTCGAGATTGCGCTGCTGCAAAGCCTGCTGCTGTGGCGAACGGACATCATGGCCAAGAACCCGCCGGACTTTTGCCTCGTCGATTCGGGCGATTATTCGCCAGCTGTGTACGAGTTTATCCGCCGAGTGGGCGGGACGCCGTTTGCAGCGTCCAAGGGCTACGCCTCGAGCAAGTTTCACCACGGCACCGAGTCGCCGACCCGCAGACTGTTCGATCACGTCTTCGCCAACCATCAGCCGCAGGAACGCATCTGGCTGTACATCATCGACGTGGAACACTGGAAGGGCTGGCTGCAGGAGCGGTTTCTGACTGCCACATTTAACGAGGCACACCAGTTCAACGACGGCAGTCTGAGCCTGTACATCGGGCACGACAAGAAACGGCACATGGCATTTTCCCATCACATCGTCGCCGAGATGCGGGAGGAGCAGTTTGTGCCGGGCAAGGGCGTCGTGCGGAAGTGGAAGGAACTAAGCAAGAACAATCACTATCTGGATTCGGCGGCGCTGGCATGTGCGGCGGCCGGGTGTCTCGGCGTGCGGCTGATTCCGCGAGTTACCGCCGACCAGATGCAAAAGGCAATCGCAAGATCGGAAGCGAAACCAGCCCAGCGTAGTCGTCCTGGCATCGTCGCCAGCACGCCGCACGGGCAGGCGTTTGTTGCAACTCAGAGGACGAAATAATGGCGAAGTCGAAGAAGATGGAACTGCCAACAGTTGACGAGGCACCAGTAGGCGGCGTGGAGCAGCTGCGAGGGTACGACATGGCGGCGGAAGTCCTGACGCAGTCGGCGGCAGTTCCGGCCGTCACCAGCCGAACGCTGACGATTCCGCTGGCACAGATTGCGTTCGGCTACCTGCCGCGAGTGTGCGACGTGCGGAAACTGACCGGCCGACAGTCGCAGGCACTGCGGCAACTGCAGGAGGCGCTCTGCAGCAAAGGGGCAACGCTGGCCAACGGAAGCCGCATCAACAATCCGGCCAACGCCATCAAGTGGCTACTGGAAACGATCTCGGGCTAATGCTACGGAAAATCCGTAACTTTCATCGGCCGCTTTTCTCGCAGCGTCAGTGGCGTCGGCGGCTACCATTGCGGCATGACCACCTACGACCTCGCAACTGTCGAAAGCGACTTGCTGGACTACTCAGATTTTGAGGAAGTCGGCAGCGTGAGCCGCGCGAAGAGCTACATCACGGCAGCCAATCGCTGGCTGACAATCGTGGCGGCCAGTGCGTCGAATCAGGGCAGCAGCCTGACCCGCAACGTGCAGCAGGTCATGCAGATGCTGGCTCGGGCTCAGTCGTTCGTAGCGGCCAAGGACACGGCATCGGCCAATAATTCCAAGGTTCGGTTTTTCGGCATTAGCCAAGGATTCCGATGACCGCATCGCCTCGCAAGCGAAAAACACTGGCCACGGAGTTTGACGCCATCCGTGCCGACTACGACATGAGCCGGGAAAGCCGGTTCATCCGCCGACGCCAAGGACTGGCTCCTCGTGGCGGCAGTGCCGATTTTCATTATCGCACTGAGGAATTTTACTACCGCGACATCGAAAAAGCTCGGGACATGGACCGCAACGACGCCATCGTCGGGCAGACCATCGACCGGGCCGTCGCCAACATCGTTCAGGACGGTTTTACGCTCGACGTGCGAACCGGTGACAGCCAGCTGGACCTCGAGCTGTGGCAGCGGTGGCAGGACTGGAGCAGCAACGCCGACGCCTGCGACATGGCTGGGGAGTTCACTTGGCAGGACATCGAGCGGCACGTCATGCGGTCGATGCTGCTGGACGGTGACATCGTGGCGCTGGGCACTGCTGGTGGCCAGCTGCAGATGATCGAGGCTCACAGCATCCAGACCATCACGCCGCAGGAAAACACGTTCCTTGGCGTGACCCGCGACGCCTACGGACGCCGCACGCAGTACTGGTACAGTGCCGACAAACGCACAGGCGGCGTGCTGGCCGTTGTGGGCAACCAGAAAGAAACAGCCGAACCGATCAGCGTGCGAGACGAGAACGGCGACCGGGTGCTGTTCCACGTTTACAACCCTCGCCGAGTCAATCAGACTCGCGGCGTTACGGCACTGGCTCCGATCTTCTCCGTTGCCGGAATGTTTGAAGACATCAACTTTGCCAAACTGGTACAGCAGCAGGTCGTCAGTTGTTTCGCCATTTTCCGCAAACGCAACGCCATTGCCGGTGGCGGACCACTGCCATCGACCGACGGCTACGGCCTGCCGCAAACCGAATCGACCGGAGCCGGAACCCGCTACATCGAAAACATCGGCCCCGGCATGGAAATCATCGGGGCCGAGGGTGAGGAGCTGCAGGGCTTTTCACCGAACGTCCCGAACGCCGAGTTTTTCACGCACGTCAAGCTGATGCTGCAAATCATCGGCGTCAACCTCGGCCTGCCGCTGTGCCTAGTCCTGATGGACGGCAGCGAGACAAACTTCAGCGGCTGGCGTGGCGCGGTGGACGAAGCCCGCAAGGGATTCAAGACCAACCAGACGAACCTCCAGAACCGGCTGCACCGTCCAGTCTACGAGTTCAAACTGCGGCAGTGGATTGCCGAGGACCGGGCACTGCAGGCCGCAGCAAAGGCCAGCGGCGTCGACATCTTCGGCCATCGCTGGAACGCTCCAACGTGGCAGTACATCGACCCGGTAAGCGACGCCCAAGGCGACGCACTGCGGATTCAAAACGCACTGACCAGCCCACGCCGGCTGCACGCTGAAGGCGGCAGGGACTGGGAAGAAATCGCCGACGAGATTGTGGCGGATATGAGCTACGCCATCGTCAAGGCCAAGCAGCGAGCCGTCGCCATCAACAGCCAGTTTCAGGACAACGCACCGGTCCACTGGCGTGAGCTGATTAGCCTGCCGATGCCAAACGGCATCCAGATGACGATGCAAGACAGCCAAGCGATGGTTCAGCAGGCGGAGGCACAGGCCGAATCGACCGCTGCCGAGCAGGCACCGACCGCCGAGATGGTCGGCGTCGGCCGGAAGAACTGGCAAAACGCACGCAAGGCCATCAACGACATTCTGAAGGAACTGACCAGCGGGAAAATCAGCGAGCGGCGGGCACGGCTCGAGCTGGACAGTCTCGGCGTTCCGGCCAGCAAGATTGACGTTTACATCGAAGACGCCAGTGACGGCACGATTGACACGCCAGAGGAGCAGCTGACCGATGAATGAAATCAAACTCTACGGCGCAATCGGCTACCCCGGCATCACCAGTGCGACGTTCAAGTCGCTGCTGGCTGATTGCGATCCGTCGCAGGAGCTGGTCATTCGCATCGACAGCGAAGGCGGCAGCGTGTTTGACGGCTTGGGCATCCATGACGCGATCACCGCATGGCCGGGACCAGTGCGGGCAGTTGTTGAGTCCAGTGCGTTCAGCATCGCCAGCTTTATCGCAATGGCGGCAGGCAAGGTAGAGATCACCGAGAACGGCTACCTGATGCTGCACAACCCGTACACCGTGACCGAAGGCGACAGCGAAGAGCTGCAGAAGCAGGCTGACCTGCTGGGAAAACTTCGCGACAGCATGGTCACCGCCTACGCAACCAAGACAGGAAAGAGCCGCGAAGAAGTCGAGGCCGCGATGCGTGCCGAGACTTGGCTGGATGCCCGCGAGGCACAGGCCAGCGGATACGTCGATTCAATTCTGCCGACTGCCCGCAAGAGCGTGGCCGTTGCCAGATTCAAAGGAAACATGCCGGAGCGGGTCAATCAGTCGCTGAACGTCAGCGGCGACTCGAGCGGCGAAACTGCTGACCAAACGGAGACAAATCCCATGAGCAGCAATCCCAAGCCCGTCGCGACCGTGAAATTTATTCAGGCTCGCTTCGGCAAGGCGTCGTCGGACTTCATCGTCAAGGCAGTCGCTGCCGAGATGACCGAAGACCAAGTCGCCGAAATGTATTACAGCGAGATGATGACCGAGAACGAACAGCTCAAGGCCAAGATCGCTGCGATGGAAGAGGAGATGGTTGCACTCAAGGCCAAGGCCCAAGAGATGACCGTCACCGAAGTCGAAGAAGACGACGAAAAAGAAAAGATGGTCGTGATGCCAGCCGCCAAGGCTCGTCCTGGCGTGGCTCCGGTGGCGTCTGTCACCGCCTCAAAGCCGGTCGCCAGCGCTAAGGCCCAGTGGGAAGGCGTTGTCGCAACCTACACGGCACAAGGACTGAAGAAGGCCGACGCTGCTCGCAAGGCGGCACGCGAACACGCTGGCCTGCGTGATGCGGTCATCGCCGAAGCAAACAACAAGTAAACAAACACAAGGAGCGAAAACATGAGTCAATACGTAGAAGCATCAGTCCGTGGCTTTACCGCCTCGGCTGCAATCGGTCAGCACCTGCGAGTGTACCTCACATCCAGCAACACGTTGGCGCTGGCAGGAGCGAACGACTACGGCATCGGAACGATGGAAGACCCCTCAACGGCCGCCAACGAGCCAGTCGGCGTTCGTCTGAACAGCGCGATGGGAACCCGCAAGTGCGTGGCCAACGCCGCGATCACTGTCGGCGACCCGGTTTACCTAGCCGCATCGGGCAAGGTCGGCTCAAGCGGATCTGTTCGCTACGGCACGGCACTCGAAGCCGCCACTGCAGACAACGACGTGATCGAAGTCTTGGTCGACGGTAACACTGGCGGCGTGCAGCACCTGCGAACGCGAGTAACCACGGCCAACGTCAACGCTGGCTCGACCTTGCTGCCAGCGATTCCCGGCCGCAGTTACCGGCTTGTTGACTTGTCGCTGATTGCCATCGGCGGCAATGCCGCAACGGCAACCGGCGTGCAGGTTCGCGCAACGCAATCAGCGTCGGGCGTAACCCTGATGGACGCCAAGGTGGGTGGTTTGACCCAGAACACCTTGCTGCGAATCGGAACGGCGACCAACGGCCTGCCATTGGCTGGCGGTCTGTCGTTCGTTGCCAACGATGCCAACACTGCGATCACCATCATCAAGGACGGTAGCGACCTCGCAACCGCCACTCACATCGACGTGCTTCTCAGCTACGTCGTCGACGCCTAATACCCAAAACTGAAAAAGGAGCTTTCACATGCCATCACCCACCAGTGCTTTAACCACACTGCGGCCAGACTTGGCCAGCTTTTTGGAGTTCGACCTTGAAAGCGACCGCCTCGGCTACGTCGCCTCGCAGGTCTTCCCCGTCATTGATGTTGCCAGCCAAGCTGGTGTTTTCGGCGTGATCCCTGTCGAGCAATTGCTGCAGCAGCGGACCACCAACCGATCACCCGGCAGCGGTTACAGCCGTGGCAACTTCACCTTCAGCACTGCAACCTTCGCCTGCGAAGAACACGGTGCAGAAGAGCCAGTTGACGACCGCCAAGCGAAGATGTACCGCGAGTACTTCGACGCCGAGCAGGTGTCGACCCTGCGAGCATTTTCCGCCGTTCTGCGAAACGCCGAGCAGCGGGTCGCCGACGCCGTGTTTAACACGACGACATGGAACGGTGCCAGCCTGACCACCGGCATCACCCACGAATGGGATGACACGGTCAACGCCGTGCCGATCACCGATGTTGACGCTGCGGTCAAGAAGGTTTGGGACGGCAGCGGCCTGTGGGCCAACGCCTTGATCATCAACCAGAAGGTCTTCCGCAACCTGCGACGCTCTGCTCAAGTCATCGACGCCATTGAATCCAATGGTGCTGGCGACCCGTCCAAGCAATCGGACATCACTGCCGCACAACTGGCATCGGTGTTTGGTCTCGACTTCGTCATCGTGGCCGGAGCCAGCCGAAACAGCGCCAAGGAAGGCCAAACGTTTGCGGCCTCGCAAATCTGGTCGGACGAGTACGCAATGGTCTGCCGCGTCGCAACCTCGGCCGACATGGCCGAGCCTTGCATCGGCCGGATGTTCCACTGGTCGGAAGACGGCAGCAGCCCTGGCGGCACTGTCGAAAGCTACCGGGACGAAATCGTCCGAGGCAACATCATCCGCGTCCGTCACGACGTGGACGAAGTTGTGCTGTACGCACAGGCTGGCCACTTGCTGAGCAACATCACCACCTAGTGATTGGAGCCAGCAACCGTGGCGAGTCGGTTTGATCAGAGTTTCCAGACGGCCGCGTTTCCGCAACTACTCGCCGAGTTCGCGGAGCCGGTCGTCTATTATTTTGCCGGAGGGGGTTCACGCTCCATTGACGCCATTCTGGAGCGTAACCCTCCGGCTATTTTCGACCAAGCCGGGAACCCGATGCTGTTTGAGATGGTCATCCGAATCAAGCGGCACGCAACCAGCGGCGTGCTGAGCAACGAGGTCAACCGTGGCCAAGACAGCGTTGACGTTAAACGCCGCGTTGATGACACGGCAACGACCCGCATGACCGTAACACGCAAGCTAAGCGACGACGCCGGCGTGATTGTTTTGGCTCTTAACGGATAAGGCGAAACCGTGGCAACCCCAATCAGCGAACAGATTGCACAGAAACTGGCCACGAGGCTGGCGCTGATTACCGTTGTTGGCGGTTACGAGCTAACCGTTTCCGAGGTGGCTCGGCCGATTCGTTACGACGGCTTTCGGCCGCAGAACAATCAGCTGATTGTGACGCAGGGACCGCTGACCAGAAACGACGAGCTTTCCGCACCGGGCAACCCGCCACGAACGGCCTACGACCTCGAGTTCACGATTGCCGGTCTGCTGATGCCGACCGAAAGCAACACGTCAAAGATTGACGCCCTGCGGAACACGTTCGCCGCAGACTGCATCAAGGCCATCTGCACACCGGCGGCCAGCTGGCACAACTGGGACACGCTGGCGATTGATTCCACCATCAGCCAGGTGGACAACATTGCGACCGAAGAAACCAGCGGATTCAAGCTCACGCTGACGATTGTTTTTCGTGTCTCGGAAAACAACCCATACTCGGTGAGGACGTGATGCCTGTCACAATGAAATTGAGACAAGACGACCTGCAGCGACTTGGTGCGATGCTTTCGCACATCAAGGGCGGGCTGGAGAAAGCAATTGCACGGGCATCTCGGCGAGTGGCCAAGCAAGGCGTGACATTTATCAGCAGCGAAATTCGCGGCAAGGCAAACATCAAAAAAAGCGATCTGGACCGCAAGGT